AAAAAATTACAAGAAGTGCAATCGTATCAGGACTTGCTACATCAGGTGCTATATCAAACGTATCAGAAGATACCACACCACAATTAGGTGGTAATTTAGATTTAAACGGTAACGATATCGTTACTACATCAAATGCTGATCTTGAACTTGCACCAAACGGAACAGGAAAGGTAGTTGTAAAAGGTAATACTAATCAAGGAGCTATACAATTTAACTGTGAAGCAAATTCACATGGACAGATCGTAATAGCAGCACCTCATTCTGAAGCTGCATCAAATACTTTAACACTACCAAGTACAGGTGGTGATGCTAGATTAGTTTCAACAAGTTCAACTGCTACATTAACAAATAAAACATTAACAAGTCCAAAGATAAACGAAGATGTAGCAGTTACTGCAACTGCAACAGAGATAAACTTACTTGACGGTGTAACATCTTCAACTGCAGAATTGAATATATTGGATGGCGTTACATCTACGGCTTCTGAGCTTAACATTCTTGATGGAGTAACATCGACTGCTTCAGAGTTAAATTTAGTTGATGGTTCATCTGCAGGTACAATAGTAAACAGTAAAGCAGTTATCTATGGTTCTAGTGGTGAAGTAAACGCAACGACATTACAGATTGCAGGGACATCTATTACATCAACTGCTGCAGAGCTAAATATATTAGATGGTGCTACTGCAACTGCAACAGAACTAAATATCATGGATGGTGATACATCTGCTTCTTCTACAACGTTAGTTGATGCAGACAGAGTAGTGACAAACGACAATGGAACAATGAAACAGGTTGCATTATCAGATGTTAAAACATATCTAACAAGTGCAGGCTTCTCTTCAGAAGATCCAACAGCACTTGCTATAGCGTTAGGATAATAATATGGCAAACACATTTAAAGTGGTAACTAAGGCAGGAGTGACCAGTGAAGATGTTATATATACGGTAGCAGGTTCTACAACAACAGTAGTGTTAGGAATCATGCTTGGTAATACAACAACGAGTCAAGTTACTGCAACAGTTACTTTAAGTTCAGATACATCAAATAGAGCAGGTGCTAACAACGAAGCAAACCAAGATGTTGAGTTAGTAACCAATGCTCCCATACCTTCAGGTTCATCTCTTGAATTACTAGCAGGAAACAAAGTAGTTATGGAAACAACAGATGTATTGAAATTAACAGCATCAGGTGCGACAGACATAGCACTGTCTATCATGGAGATTACATAATGGGATATGTAGGTAATCCACTTCCTGCAAACTTTCAAGCTTCACCTGCCGTAGTAAGATTTAATGGTGATGGAAGTGATACTACATTCGCATTAGGTAGAACCATCTCAAATGTCCAAGACATACTTGTATCGGTTGATGGTGTTGTTCAGGATAGCTCTGCTTATACTATTCCTGATGGGTCTACT